AAAAAAGTAGTTCCAGAATTCTCACAGCCAGCAATATAAAGGAAACAATATGTTAGAAACATTATTTTGGATAGCAGTAGGTGCATTTGTGGGCTGGAATTTTCCACAACCACAATATGCCAAAGACATACAATCCAAGTATCTTCAAAAATACATTGATAGATTAAAAGCTATATTGTTTTTTTGGAAATAAAATTTTATTAACTAAAAGGAAATTACAATGAAAACATTAAAACAATTATTTTGGGCAGCCTCTGTGGTAGTGGGCTTGTCATTCCTATCTTGGAATAACGCAGTTTATGCAGGCGGCGTAGAAAAAAAGGTATGCTCAGATAAAAAAGATTCCAAGGGTGTCGTGGTAAAAGGCAAAGATGGCAAACCCGTACAAACCTGCAAAACTATCAAAGTACATAAAAAATTAGAAGGCACAAAAGTTCCAGAAAAGAAATAAAAAACTTGACAGTGCTCAAAGGGTATAGTATATTTTACTATACCTTTTTCTATTATAGGACGATACTATGTCAGATTATTACTCATCATTGGGCGTTGATCGAAACGCCACACCAGAAGATATCAAAAGAGCTTACCGAAAAATGGCAGCTCAACATCATCCAGATCGTGGTGGCGATACTGCTAAATTTCAAGACATTCAAGCAGCATACGAAACACTGAGCGATCCTGGAAAAAAATCTCAATACGACAATCCACAGCCGCAAGGATTTCCTCACGGTGGATTTCACTTTCATGCAGGTAGTGGATTTCCGCCTGGATTTGATGATATTTTTGCACATTTTGGTTTTGGCGGGAGACCAGCTCCCACAAAAAATAAAACAATCAATCTTCAAACTTCCATTACATTAGAAGAAGCATTCCATGGCAAAGACATGATTGCAAATTTACAATTGCCCAGTGGAAGAAATCAAACTTTGGAAATTAAAATCCCTGCAGGTGTCAGCGACGGGACAACACTGAGATTGAATCAAATGGGCGATGACAGTATTTCAAATTTGCCTAGAGGTGACATACATCTAACTGTACAGGTTAAATCCCACCCAATTTTTCAAAGACAGGGAGACGATTTGGTCAAATCTATAGAAGTTGATTGCATTGATGCCATGTTAGGCAAAACAATACAGGTTACCACAATTGATAATAAAACATTGGATATTAATATTCCCCCAGGAACACAACACGGCCAAACGCTGGCAGCAGCAGGTTATGGTATGCCCAAGGTCAATGACAATAGATTTAAAGGACGGATGTTGATTGTGATCAATATTGTAGTGCCTAAAAATCTTAATGATGCTCAAAAAACTATTCTAAGACAAATACAGTTATAACATGTTGAAAATATTAAAATTCCCAGATCCAGTATTAAGGATAGCCTGTAAGTCATGGACGTTTGACAGTCATCAATCCGTCATTGATGCTGAAAAAATAGAAAAAGATATGATTGACGCCATGTTTGCCTTTGATGGAATTGGGCTGGCTGCACCTCAGGTGGGAATTGATTATAGAGTATTTGTCATGGGCCATAAGGATTTTCCAGAATCTGCTCAAGCATTTTTTAATCCCATGGTTGTTTCAACTACTGAAGATATAGACGATTTGGAAGAAGGATGTTTGAGTTTTCCTGGAATTTTTGTTAATATTAAGCGTCCTAAAAAAATCAAGGCAAGATGGCAAAATAGTAAAGGAGAATGGCAAGAAGATGAATTTGATGGCTATAACTGTAAATGTTTTTTACACGAATTAGATCATTTAGAAGGTATTGTATTTCAAGATAGAGTTAGTTCCCTTAAGTGGGCAATGGCAGTTAAAAAATCAAAAAGAAGGAAATAAACAGTGCTAGAACCAAGCAAGGACTTAGAAAGCATTTTTCAAAATGCAATTAGTTTGGCAGAAGAATACCATCACGAATATATAACACTGGAGCATTTTCTATGCAGTCTTTTAGATAACAAACGATTCTCAGATACTCTCATAGACTTTGGCACTGATGTCAAATCTTTTAAAAAGGCCGTGGAAGACTATGTTAAAAAGGAACTAACAGATATTGTTGATCCATTATCAGAAAAGCCCAAGAAAACAGAAGCACTGGATCGAATGTTGAATAGAACTTTTTCACAGGTTGTATTCAGTGGTCGATACATCATTGAGCCAATTGACTGTTTTATCAGTTTATTTTCTGAAAAAAAGAGTCATGCAAATTATTTCATCAACAAAGCAGAAATTGACAAAGATAAATTTGTAACATTTGTCAATGTGGAAACTGTCAAAGAAGAAGTCGAGGGTGAAGAAGATCAACCATCAACAACTGGTTTGAATAAAATAATAAACCAGTACTGTGTGAATCTAAGCGAATTGGCCAAAGCCAAAAAAATTGATCCTGTGATTGGTAGAGACAAAGAGTTAGAATCTATAGAGTTGATTTTGGCTCGAAGAACCAAGTCCAACGCAATTTTAATTGGGGAACCTGGTGTGGGTAAAACTGCCATTGCCGAGGGATTGGCTAGGAAAATATTAGAGGGCTTGGTACCTAACTTTATCAAAGAACATACTGTGTTAAGTCTTGATATCAGTGCCATGTTGGCCGGCAGCAAGTACCGTGGAGACTTTGAAGAAAGACTCAAAGCAGTTCTCAAGGGGCTTGAACAGCGTGGAAAATGCATCCTATTTATTGACGAAGCACACATGATGAACGGTGCTGGTGCAGGATCCAGCAGTAACAGCAACGATATGAGCAATATGTTAAAATCGTCGTTGGGCAAGGGCAAAATCAAAGTCATTGCGTCAACTACATGGGAAGAATATAGAAAACACTTTGAAAAGGATCGAGCGTTGATGCGTCGATTCCAGAAGGTAGTGGTTGACGAGCCTGATGAGGACACCACTATCAAGATTCTCAAAGGACTTAAAAAATACTACGAAAAACATCACAATGTAAAAATCACCAATCAGGCCATCGAAGACGCTGTGAAATACAGTGTCAAATATATCAGTGATAGAAAATTGCCCGATAAAGCCATTGATTTGATTGACTGCGCCAGTGCTAGATTCAAAGTTAAGAATGAGGAAGGCGGCATAGTTGACCACGATGAAATTGTATTTGAAATCAGTAAAATGGCCGGTATACCTTTGGAGCAAATCAGTAATAAAGAAAGTTCAAACTTATCAACTTTGGAAAAAAAGATGAAAGAGACTGTGTACGGTCAAGTAAAAGCTATCGACAGTCTATTAGATAAAGTGTTTATTGCGCAGTCTGGACTTAAAAGTTTGAACAAGCCAGTGGGTAGTTTCCTATTTGTAGGGCCTACAGGTGTTGGCAAAACTGAGGCCGCCAAACAACTGGCTGCTAATATGGCAGTCAAGCTGATTAGATTTGATATGAGTGAATATCAAGAACAGCATAGTGTGGCTAAATTTATTGGCAGTCCTCCAGGATACGTGGGATTCGAGGAAAATGCCGGTCAGTTGATCACACAACTTCAAGAAAATCCCAACTGCGTTTTGCTATTAGACGAGGTGGAAAAAGCTCACCCCAGTGTACTTACTGTGTTATTACAATTGATGGACAATGGATTTATCACAGGCAGTAATGGCAAAAAAGCTGATGGTAGAAACGCAATTATTATTATGACCAGCAATTTGGGTGCTAGCGATGCTGAAAAAAATTCAGTGGGATTTGGCAGTTTAGAACGAGACGGTGATCCCAAAGATGCTGTTAATAGATTCTTTTCTCCTGAATTTAGAAATAGATTAGATGGCGTAGTGAGATTTGGTAAATTAGATCAAACCACGATGACTTTGATAGTTAAGAAATTTATTTTAGAACTTAATACGTTAATCAAAGACAAGAGCATTCAAATCAAACCCACTGCCAAAGCATTGGAATATCTGGTTAACAAAGGGTTTGACAGCAAAATGGGGGCTCGACCTCTGCAACGTGTGATCGATGATATGATCAAACGTCCTCTAAGCAAAGAGATATTGTTTGGCAAATTGGTCAACGGCGGCATAGTAGAAATTGACTGCTTAAATGATTCATTATCTTTGAATTTTATTAATCCGTTGCCTATAATAAAAAAGTCAAAAAATGAAATTAAAGAACTTCAAAACTAATAAGCTATTTTACGGAAAATTCCCCTACAAAATGGTGTTACATTGCTATGGAGGGCATTTAATCAGTTATTGTAACTATGAAAAATTATCAAAAATAACTGAGATGAAGGCCAAATCTCATGGCATACGTGACATTTCAGATTTTAAAAAATTTATAGAAATAACAAAATCTATCCTAGATAAGGGAGTTAAAAGTAGATCTGAACGAAATAGTATCAGTATCTTTTTTAACAACATTGATTTGTATGAAGATACAAAAGAATCCCTTAAAGATTGGTTAGTTGAATTTCATGCCCCTTCTTCATTAAAAGAATTAGAATTTTTAACTGATAATTCTTCTAAAAAAATTATCTGTAATAAACTTCCCTACGATAGATATCAATTCAAAGTAACTATCAAAAGCAGTATGGATCCAAATCTTCGTCAAAATTTCAAAGCGTGGGCTGACAAATACGGTGAAAAATTCAAATTTGCCAGTCACACATTAGAATGGATTGAGACTGGCTATAAGGGATATGGGTGGAATCCCATGATTCACGTGGCTGATTCCTCACTATTATCGCTGGTTATGTTGTTCTTAGGCAACAGTACCAGTAGAGTCTATGAATTTGTTCCTAGATCTAATATAAATATTAGTCTAGATCAAGAACATTTATGCCAACACGAATTAAAGTAAGAAGAGACACTGCGCTAAATTGGACCAACAATAATCCAACGCTTGCTCTTGGCGAAATTGCATACGAGACTGACACACTTAAACTAAAGTTTGGTAATGGCAGTACCGCATGGAACAATTTGACATATGCAACTTTGGGCATCACCGGGACTACATATACACTCACTACTGCAACAAGCAATACTTTAGGCGGTATCAAAATTGGCAGCGGTTTAAGCATAGACAACGATGGGGTTGTTACTGCTAGTAGCGGTACAACATTACCAAGTCAAACTGGCAACAACGGAAAATATCTTACTACTGATGGCAATGAATTAAGTTGGGGAACTGTAGCAGGTGGTGGTGGCAATGGGTTATCTGCTAGAGTTACCGCATCAGTTACCATATCGTCTCTAGGCCCATTATCAGCTTCTTCAGCTACTATTGTAGGATTTAAAAGCTATTCCCTGTTAAGTATTGAAACATCTACGGCATCATGGGTTACAATTTACTCCAGTACTGCATCAATTATAAATGATTGGCCTAGATCAATACTAACTGATCCTTCATCAGGGGCTGGTGTACTGGCAGAAGTTATTACTACACAAACTGAAAAAACATTATTCACCCCTGCAGTTATAGGGTTTAGTAGTGAAACTACCCCCACTACTGATATTCCTGTTAGAATTTACAACAGCAATACTTCTACCACTCAATCAATAACTGTAACGTTAACACTATTAAAATTGGAAGAATAATTATGGTATTAGATTTGAATTGTAAAATGGGTAAATATAGTTAATAGGTCCATGAATTTTTGGTAAACCTATTGATCTAGATCAGGAACATTCATGCCAGCACTTAGTCAAAATTTAACATTTAAAGTCACAAACGGCAATACAACCACAAACACTGTACAGGTTGTCTATCCAACGAATACCTCATCTGTGTTGACTCGTGTCAGTGAACCAGTCAAAGGCGACGGGTATTTTGGTGGCGCTGACGGTCTACACACTGTTTTTTGGAAAATTACAGAATTCATAGGAACTTTAGAAGTGCAGGCCACTTTGTCTATTGACCCCGCAGAAATGGATTGGTTCACTGTAAAACTTAATGCTACAGGTGTTAATTATACAATTGATACCACTGGATTGATCCCCATGTCTAGCATTGAGCAGGATCAATACGTTTCCCCAACCAGTATATCAAAATCCTATAATTTTATTGGAAATTTTGTTTGGATTAGAGGAAAAATCAGTAATTGGACGCAGGGCACCGTCAATGTTATTAGTATAAACAGGTAAACATATCATTATGGCAAAACAAAATATCAATGTAGGAACTGCAGAACTGGCTGGTGATGGTGAGAGCATTAGATCTGCATTTAGCAAAATTAACAGTAATTTTAACGAATTATATGCTAATAACACGGGAACCGGTAGAACTGCAGACCTTGGTAAGTTTTTTATTGTGGATGATCCTAGTTTAGCCATTCTGTCTACAACAGGCACCGGATATGGCATAGTTATAGCACCTAACCCAGGCGAAGGTGTCCAGTACATTAGCATACCTGATAATGAAAATGCTGCTCTAGGTGAAGCATTAAGAATTGGTACAAGCACATCTACAAGTGCGGTAAAGATCGAGTCATACGGTAATGTCTGGACTTTTGGCACAGATGGTAGTTTGACACTGCCAAACAGCGGCGAACTACGCCCAAGCACTGCGGCCTATGACTCAGCATTGGCTGGATGGGAATTTATTCGTGGTGGCTATATAACAGACACAATCAAGAACGGTCTTGTACCGCCTGGCGGTTGGCCAATGGTCGACTGGTATCCAACTGGTGCCACTGCTCAAGGCTATATTGACTTCTTGCTGAATGCCAAGACTCTACAAGATACTTTTGGTGCAACGGTGATAATTCAGCCACCAATGTCGACTCAATTCTATAATGACATGAGAGCCGCGCTCATAGCCATACGTGACAGTTATAACACCAGCACCAAGTCAGTTTCACTATCTTCTGCATATGGTCAGTCTTGGAACTTCGGCGCAACCGGTAGTTTGTCATTGCCCGCACCAGCACCTATAACATTTACAGCAACCCTAGTACCAGTTCTCCACGCAGGTGGCGGCGGTGATGCTTGGTATTATACAGTGATATTCCAACCTCACGCAAACGGTGATGTTGAAACAATGATCAGTGGTGGCGACAGAGTATGGGATCACAATCCAGGGTATCAATCAGGCGATTCTTGGAACTTTACCGAATTTGATCATGGTATTCCGGGATATACATTTACCTTGATACTTGACACTGTGAACGACCTTGGCGAGGGTGAGTGGACTGCTCAATTTGCTGTAAGCCAAGGTCCAGAATATCCATCAACTATTAAATCTACCGCAACTATCAAACTATCAGCTGATACCAAAAATTGGCAGTTTGGCACAGATGGTACTTTAACACTACCCTATGGACAGAGTATCGGTAGCGGTACTTTAGATGGTATTAAACTAACCACCGACCGTGGCACAGTACTATTTGGTAGTACTCCTGAAATCTGTGGTCCTACCGGTTCAACGCATTTCCACATAATGAAACAAGATCCTACGCTGGTGGATCTATTCTTTGGTGATGACTTTAACAATCTTAAACTACCAACAACAGGTGGAGTTTCTCTACAGGCGTTTAATACGCAAACCACTATCAGTAGCACCTGGACATTTGATGGTGATGGTCTACTAACATTACCAAGTGGCAATACTCGTATTGGTAGTTTTGACGGTGGTGGCTCCGATAGTATTTTAGCAAGCACTGGTACTATTTTTGGTATTATTGCTCAAGGCGCTATGGGAACCGCTGGGATACAATGGATAGAGGACATATCAAGTATAGGTTCGACAAGCACACGAACTGCGGGGATAGCAGTCAACCCTTTCGGCGGAACTACTGGTACCGTTCAAATAGTAACAGGAGTAACTACTGGTACTGGTGGTAGCAACACTTGGGAATTTGGCGCCAACGGCAAACTAACAGTTCCAGACGACATACAAGATGTCAACGGGTCTGTGATCCGTGTAGCCTCTACCAGCACAGCACCTACAAGAGTAGATGGACAGTTATGGTTTGATAATCAAGAAGGCAGACTATACATTAAGAACGGCGGAGTATGGTTAGACGCAAATCCAACACAGATCCCAAGTCCAGAAACATACCTAGATGGCTTGGCCATTGATGGTACTGTTATCAGTACTGCCAATGTTGACAGCGATGCCATTGTCATTGATGGTGGCGACAACACCAAGTTAACCGTCAGCAATAACA